GATCGTCACCCGGTGCTGGCGAAACTGCGCCAGCGAGATGTCGGCCAGCGCCCCGCGGCAATCGCGCGCTACTTTCTTGGCTTGGTCGATCGGCGCCAGCGTCATCGTGATCCCGCGCACCGCGTAATCGCTGAAGTCGATGTCATCGATCGCGAGCAGCGTATAGGCCGGAACATGCGTCAGCATCAGGAATACCGGCTCGGCTTGCGCCCGCCTGAGCGGACCTGCGCCATTGCTGCCGCATTGCGCAATTGGTCCACCACGGTGGACGACGCGCGCAGGCCGGTGATCTCAGGTAGTCCTGGAAAATTGATGGTGACGTGGCTCATGCCGCCGCCGGCCAGGGCTGGGATCGACAGCCTGGGCGCGACCATGCCGCCGAGCGCGAAGTGGCCCATGCTGTTCAGCACACCGCGCAAGTTGCCTCCCGAGAAGCGCAGCGCCTCGAGCAGCGCCAGCACGCCCGGCTGACTCACCGCCCTGGCGGGCATGATGTGTTCGCCACGGCTGACCCAGGCGAGGTTTGAGTCGCTGGTGCCGCTGCCGCGCCCGCCGAGCAGGCCGCCACCGGCCAAGGATTGAGTCGCCGCACCTCCACCGCCTGAACCGCCACCGCCCGCGCCATCGCCGAACTGCAGGAATTTCGGGACATTCGCGTTCCACGTTTCCTTGATCCACGCCCACGCATTAGCTGGCGCCGTGGTCACGAACTTGACGACATCCTGATAGGCTTGCTGTGCAAGAGTCTTGACGCTGTCCCATACACTGACCGCCGTATCCACGATCCACTGCCAGGCATTACCAGCCTTGGTCGTTACCCATGCGGAGACGGCTTGCGCGATTGACGAGCCGATAGAAACGAGGCCCTCCACAACAAGCCGGCCAGCTTCGGCGAGAACCTCCCCAAAAAAGCCAAATCCGCCAGAAAATATTGCCTTCCAGCCAAGAACAACCTCGGCAAACTTTATCTTGAGGGTTTGTCCCCAGCCCTCCACGATCTCTAGCGATTTTACGACGGCGGCGTTGAACGCATCCAGGGCTTGCCCCTGCGGACTGGCCTTGAACTTGGCGGCCTCGTCCTGGAGTTTCTTGAGTGCCACCGACCCCTTCTCGATGTTCTTTATGTCGCTCTCTGAGAACCCAAGCCCCTTCAAGACTTTCTCGAAATTCAACTTCTCGATCGGCGACATCTTCTCGTACAGCTTGGCCGCTTCCAGCGCCGTCTGCTGAGATGCCTTGCCGAGCTTCTCGGTATCGGCCAGGACGTCGTTGATGGCTATGCCGGCCGCGTCCAGGTTGAGGACGAACGCCTTCCCCAATGTGTCCTGCGAAGTCAGTGGGCTGATTGCCTCCTTCTGCCCCTTTCCTATTCTCTCGAGCTGGTCGGCGACGAGGATGATATTGTTGGCAACCTCTTTCGCTCCAGCCGCAGTCGCTTCCCACATTTGCTGCGGTAGTATTTCCGCACCGATCTTGGCGAGGTTGGCCATCGTCTGAGTCGTGGCCTTCAACTGATCGTCCGCTTCCTTGATCTTGCCCCTGATAAAGGAGAACGCGGCAGCCGCCGCGAACAGTGCGATGCCGACCCCTCCCAGTGCCGACCCGACCCTGACTAGCCCGACCGCAGTGCTGGCGAGCTCACCCGCGCCAAACTCCTTCATGACCTTGCCGAGAGCGCGCATCTCGCGCGACGAGATGCCGGACTTCTGCGAAACCTCGTCCAGCCCCTTGCCGAATGCCTGCGTGCCGCCAGCCGTCTGTGCAGCCGTGGCTTGGACGTCCTCAGTAGCCTGGCCGACCTTCTTGATCTCGGCGGCGGCCTGGTCGGCGCCGTCGACTTCGATCTTGATGGTCTGGACGATAGCGTCAGCCATTTTTCATTCCGTCCCTGAGCTGTTGACGCATCTTGCTTGCCTCGTCGCGGATGATCCTGAGCAGATGGAATTTCCGGCGAATGATGACCTTCTTAACCCCGATGTATTTCACCTGCTTGTCGTCGTATGACATCAACAGCGGCGTGTCGCGCTTCTTGAGGCGCTTGACCTGGAACAGGCGGCCCGGAAACTTGCTGGCGGGCGGCCCTCCCGGCTCCACCGGAATCCATAACAACGGGTCGCCGTTGATGGTCGCGCCTTTCTGGAAGATGCGCCACAGCCGCTTCGAATGGTGGAAGACGATCGTCGTGGACTTACCGTCTTCGCCCGAGATGTCGTAGGTAAAGCCGGATATCCAGGCGCCGGTAAACCTGCCGGCGGCAGCGATGTCGGCGCGGCCCTCGCGCTGGACGTTGTCGGCAAACTGCTTGGCGGCTGCCGACACCGTCCCCCTGAAGCGCTGTTGCAACTGCGCGACGGTCTCATCGATCTGCGGCTTTATCGAATTTGATCGGAGGCGAACGCGGACTGCCACGGCTAAGGCGTTCCCAGTTCCTTGATGGTTTTCTCGATGGTCTTGCCGTCGCCCTGCGCGCCGATGGCGGCTATCACGAGATCGTTCGCCCGCTCGATCCGGTCGAGCCTCTCGTTGAGTTCACGGTAGGCATCGATCTGGCGCCAGGTCAGCGTCATTGCATAGTCGGGCGGGAAGCCCCGTCTGATGAGGGCGGTGATGCCGAGGGCGATTTCTTCAAGCGCACTTTGTGGCCCTTTGCTCCTTCGCCCGGCGCGCCGAGGGTCGACAGCCGATTGACGAAGGAGCCAAAACCGTTTGGGAATGTCAGCCTCATAATTGCGTCTAGCAGCTTCAACTGGTCTTCCATCAGCAAATTCACGTTGGCGTGCTGTTCGTATTTCTCGTCCCCGAGATGCCCGCACCCCGCGGCAATGATCGAGCCAATCGAGGCGCCGAACAATTCGATCAAGACGGGCACGATATTATTGCCGAAGTCTCCGCTCGCCAGTCGCTTGAGATCGGGGAACCGCGACACGATGGATGCAACCGCATTGCCGTGCAAACCGCGCACGGTGATCCGCTCGCCGTTGATCCGCACGACCTCGGATGCCGTCAGAGTTGCTATGTCGAGGAGATCGGCCATTACGGCACCACCACTGCTTCATGGACGGTGAATACGCCGAACGTGCCGTCCACGTCGTCCTTCTGCACCTCGGCCTCGATCTCCAGTTTTGAGAAGTCGTCGGCGTCGGTGATGAAATTGAAATCGCCGGTCGGGTTGATCGAGATGCGGCCGGTGAAGTCAACGTGCTGGCCGATGTCGTTGGTGCCATCGACCTGGATGATGCCGGAGATCTCCAGCTTCTTGAATGCCGACACCTGAACGCTGCCGTCGACGTCGGGAGCCCCGGCCTCGCCCAAAGTGAAGATGGCAAGGTTCGCCGGGGTGATCTCGTCGAGCGTCATCTTGATAGTCGCGCCGACCTGGGTGATGGCGGTGAAGTCTTTTACCTTCACGCCCTCGCGGCTGCTGAAGTGCTCCTTCTTCTCAACCTTCGGCGTCCACACAAAGGACGGCGCATTGCCGAGATCGACGAAGGTACTGCCGCCGTCCTCTTTGAAAGTAACAACCCCCTTACCTATGTGATAATTTTGAACGCTCGGGCTCACGGGCATGGCTTATAGCTCCTCTATTTTCAGTGAATACTGGAACATGAACAGCGCCATCAGCACGCCGTGCAGCGAACGCATCCAGCCGACGTCGGTCTGGCAGCCGAGATAACGGATGGCGCCGTTGCCGCCGACCAGTGCGATCAGTTGCGTGTCGGTGAGCACCCGCCGGATCAGCTCGCGCCGCAGGACAGTCAACTCAGGCCCAACCTGGTCGGCCTGTTGTGCAACAAGGATTTCCGGCGTCATCCGCACGACATAGGGCCTATTGGCCGGCCGCGCCGAGCGATCCTCTGCGCCGGTGGTTTCCTCGTCGCCGTCGAACACGATCGCCGCCGGCAACGCCTCTTCCGGGATATCGACGTTATTGCGATATGCCGACTTGATATTCGGAATGCTGGCGATCACCTCGAGCAGGCGCGCCAGGATGTCCTCACGAACGTCCCTCACCCGACCGCCGCCTCTTTCAGCAGAAATCGCACCTCGCCCCAGTCCTCGCCCATCGGACTGCCGCGCAATTCCCACGATCGCGCGATCCAGGTCCGTCCGTTGAAGGCAAGCTCGGCGTCGGCGTAGTCGGTGCGCGCGATGCCCTTCCCGGCGAGCTCGTAGATGCGGGCGAAGGCGCCAGGCCCGACGCTGCGCGCCTCGGCCGGCCCCGCCGCGCCGGTCACCGCCATCGGCAGCACCTTCGGCTTGGTATCGTCGATGACCGTGATGTCGACGGCAGCCGCGGCGACGGCGGTGAACGTCGCCGGCACGCCGAGCTCGGCATAGACCGGATCGAACAGCAATGCCGAGTAGTCGATGGCCATCAGGCGATGAGCCGCAACGCCAAATCAGCGTGGCCGATGATGCGCAACGTCGGGATACCGAGTAACAGCGCCACGAGCATGTACAAGCCGATCAGCGCGACCACGACCATGTAGCCCTTCTGCACATTCGCTGGCACGGCGAGTTGTATCCACGAACAGAACCACAGGATGATCGCGCCGACCAGCAGCAGGATCGCGATTACGATTGCGATGTTGATGATTCCAAGCAGCAATCCGGTCAGCGACATGGCGGCACCTCAAACATAGATACGCATGTATTTGTAGAGCATGGAGTCGATGGTATCGGTCG